GTAAAAATTTGCTTAAATGGTACAAGCTTGTAAAAGCAGGAAGAATGACGGAACAAAAATTTTATGAAAAATACAATGCATGGAAAAACCACGCAATGCATGGAAATTGCATAAAATTGTGTCATTCAATGGATTTATATGTAAAAGAATTATTAGAAAGAGAGGAATAATTATGGCAGAGAATACGCAGTTAGTTGAATATGAATCAAATGGAGAAATGGTAAAAATTTCTCCAACAATGATAAGGAGATACCTTGTAAGCGGTGGCGGTAATGTATCTGACGGAGAAGTAATGATGTTTATGTCATTATGCAGATACCAGCACTTAAATCCGTTTTTGAGAGAAGCATACCTTATTAAGTATGGAAGCAACGAGCCCGCCACAATAGTTACTGGAAAAGATGTTTTTACAAAGAGAGCCAATGCAGACCCACGATATAAAGGAAAGAAAGCAGGAATTATTGTAATTAAAAAGGATGGAGCTGTTGAAGAACGAGAGGGAACAATGGTTTTACCTAATGAAACTATCGTAGGTGGCTGGGCGAAAATCTTTATTGACGGAAAAGAGGACGAATACCAGTCAGTAGGTTTTGACGAATATGCTGGAAGAAAAAAGGACGGCTCACTCAATAGCCAGTGGGCAAAAAAACCAGCTACAATGATTAGAAAGGTTGCTGTCGTACAGGCTTTAAGGGAAGCATTTCCAGATAGATTCCAAGGCTTGTATGCACAGGAAGAATTTCAGAATATATCAGATGTGAAACTTGATACAGAAAAGGTTGTTGCTGATGAGGTTAAAGAGAACGCAAACACAGTAGATTTTAAAGAAAGCGACATTATCGACACCACAGCCACAGAAGTAACCGAAAAACAGTCAGAAGATAGCACATTACCGCCATTTATGCAGGCAGAATAGGAGATTGAGTATGAGAGTAATATCACAGACTGGGAAAACAGATATTCCTTATGAAGATTTTGTTTTTTCAATATTAAATAGTGGTGGAAATTATGGAATTGTTGCGGTTAAAAATGCCGCAGAACCGCTAGAAGTGTTTATGAACCGCCTTATCGCAACTTATTCCACCGAAGCAAAGGCAATTAAGGCTATGGAAATGTTGAGAGAAAAATATGGAAAATTAGAAGTAATGAAAGTTCTGAATATATGGAAAAGGTATTTGCTACCGATGAAATGATAAAACATTATAACGCCTATTGCGATATGAATGCTTTTCAATTCCCACAGGATGATGAAATCGAGGTGTGAGTATGGCAAAACACACAATGCAAGAATTATACCAATGGCAGGCATTACCGCTGAATATCAAGGTTTTAATGACGGCAGAGAGAATAAGGAACTGGGTAAATGAACACGGAAATATGAATATTAAGTATTAAAGGAGTGAAATGTAAATATGAAACAAAATCCAATAATAATTGCGTGCGAATCGTGCGGAAAGCCACAGCAAAAAGATGAATCACGTTCTAACGAAAATTGGAATGTTTATGACACAAAAGCTGTTTGTGAGTGTGGTGGAAAATTCAAAATAATGTTAAGAGAGGATGCAGAAAAATTAAGGAATGAAACTTAAATGTATAGCAACAGGAAGTACAGGTAATTGCTATGCCTTAACTTCCGACAGTGGAGAAACACTTATCCTTGATTGTGGAATACCGATTAAGGAAATCAAGAAAGGCTTGGATTGGAACATAAGAAATGTGGTTGGCTGCATAGTCAGCCACGTTCATTCAGACCACAGCAAGTCAGTAAAGGATTTTAAAGCTATGGGAATACCAGTATTTGCCCCATACATAAGCGAAAAACCTATGAAAATTGGTAATGGAGATTTTAGAGTACAGGCATTTGACCTAACAACAATAGATGGAAACTGGACACATACTAATGCAGACGGAACGCCTTGCCCGATATTCGGCTTTCTGATAACTCACAAGGAAATAGGGAGAATGCTTTATGTTACCGATTGTGAATTAATCAAGTGGAAATTTAAAGACATAAACCACATTCTCTTAGGTGTGAATTATGACAAGGATTTAATCGACAGGGATAACACAGGCAAA